ACAAAGCAGGAAAAAATAAACACAAGAACTAATGAGAGGAAATATATTTATAAGCTTAAACGAATCAACCTATAACGGTGAGATTCCTGAAATATTGCAAGGGCGGTATGCGAGAAAAGAAAGCGATGAGGATGGTAATTTTATCGCCTTATTGCCGACGACCTTTAAAGAGGTTGGCGAGGATAATAAACAGAAATTCGGAGCGGTTGTAAGCTTTAAGATTAACGGGGTGAGCTTTTATATTTTAGAGCTTTCAGGTTCTTGGATAGCGGGCGAGGTGAGCACATTATCGGCGTTAGGGGGATTGTTACAATTCCCGAATAACTCACTCCTTACGGATGAAGAGGCTAGGCTATTAATAAAAGAAAACACTCATGATATACCTAGATAAAACAAAGCATTATATTATTACCTATATGGTTGGTGATAAGGTGCAGCTTCAATCTACGAAGGTAGACGAGAAAGAGGCGAGAGCTTATGCGAAGGCGTTAGCAAAAAAACATAAAGTAAAATTCAAAGACAATGCTAAAGCTGACACCAAACCAGAATAATACGGTTTATTTATCTCTCTGGGAGAACTCAACGGCTCCCTTAGATAACTATTACTTGCTTGTTTTAACTTCTTTGCAGAAGAGAACGAGCGAGGCTAAGGTAGTAACTAAGGGCGCAGCGAATGAACGGGCTATTCCTTTGAGCTTTGACATTACTGATGATGAGGCTACGGGTTCAGAGCCTAAATTCTTAACGGATGATGTGAGCTTTTATAAATATGAAGTCTATGAGCAGACAAGCTCAACGAATGTAAACATTACTGACGGCAGCGTATTAGGGAAACGAGAAGAGGGGAAGGCTTGGGTAGATGGAACAAGCGAGGTTACTTATATTTTAGAGCCTGAGAACGAAAAGACGAATAGTATATATTTCAAAGTATGAAGATTGTAAATATGGCTTCGGTTACTACTCCTAAAATATTGGAGAGCGCAGGGAAAGAGTGGGTATCTTATGGCGAGGATAACAACTACTTCCAATACCTAATAGATAGGTATAACGGGAGCGCAGTAAATAACGCTATAATAACGGGTATAAGCGAGCAAATATATGGCGAGGGGCTTAGTGCTACCGATAGCAATAGAAAGCCCTTAGACTTCGCTAAAATGCGTTCTATTTTTCGGGGTGAGGACTTGAAAAGGGTAGCGGTAGATTACGAGCTCTTCGGAATGGCTGCTTTTAACATCGTTTGGAATAAGGGAAAGACTGAAATTCTAAAGGCAAAGCACTTGCCGATGCAGAACTTACGACCTGAGAAGGCTGAAGAGGGCGAGGTGAAGGCTTGGTTCTATTCTGATGATTGGACGCAGCACAGAAAGCAAAAGTTTTCTCCTAGAAGGATAGAAGCTTTTACGGGTGCTAGGGGTGAGGAAACTCAAGTAATGGTATTAAAGCGATATGCTTCTGGATTCTTTTACTTTTCTCCCGTAGACTATCAAGGGGCTTTGCAATGGGCGGAGATAGATGAGGAGATAGGAAACTATCACCTTACAAATATTCAGCAGGGCTTTGCTCCTTCGATGCTTATAAACTTTAACAATGGCAAGCCTACGGATGATGAGGAGCGAGCTATCGAGAGAAAGGTACAGAGCAAGCTAACGGGAACGGATGGTAAGAAAGTGTTGCTTTCCTTCAACGATTCTAACGATACGGCTACAACGATAGAAACGATAAACATTTCGGATGCTTCGGAGCAATATAAATTCTTGAGCGAAGAGGCTACAACTAAAATAATGGTCGGGCATCGAGTAACTTCTCCGATGTTATTTGGTATTAAAGATTCATCGGGATTAGGTAATAATGCGGAGGAGCTAAAGACGGCATCGCAGTTGTTCGATAATACGGTAATCAAGCCAAAGCAGAATATTATATTAGAGGCTATTAACGAGGTTCTTATTATTAATGGGATAATCTTAAACACCTTTTTTAAGACTTTGCAACCGATAGAATTTGTAGAAACGGAAGGCTTAAACGCTGAGGAAACTGAAAAGGAAACGGGTATTAAGATGTGCGCTAATTTCTCTAAGCAAGATGAGAAAGAAGATACTTTACTATCCAATGAGTTGATTGCTTTAGGCGAGGAGATAGACGAGAGCGAGTGGGAGCTGATAGATGATAGAGATGCGGAAACTCACGAAGAGCTTGAGGCTTATGAGTTCGCCAGTACGGGAACGGCTCGACCTAATGCTAAGAGCGAGCAGGATAAGACTATTGGCGGTTATATGTTTAAGGTTCGGTATGCTTATGAGCCTCAGGCGGTGAGTGATAATAGCCGTATTTTTTGTCGTAAGATGGTGAGCGCAAAGAAGGTATATCGTAAAGAGGATATTCTAGCAATGGGTAGCAAGGCCGTTAATGCAGGATGGGGCAAGGGTGGAGCAGATACTTACTCTATATGGAAATATAAAGGCGGTGGCGATTGCCATCACAAATGGAGGAGAAAGACTTTCAGGAGCTTGATAAAGATAGATGTAAAAAGCCCTTTAGCTCCAACGATTAGCACTAACAAAGCCGACAAGGCGGGTTATAGAATTAGAAACGAAAAAGAAGTAGCTATGAAGCCGAAAGATATGGCAAATAGAGGCTTTGTAAATCCAAGATAATGGCACGAGGAAAAGTAGACGGCAGAACAAAAGAGGCGAGAGCTGCGAAAGGGGTGGCAAGTAAGATGCTCAATACCGAAGGGCGGAAGATGTATAAAACGGTTAATGTAAAGAGAAAAGTAACGATAGAAACTTCATATAATGGCAGTACTATTTTGCAACGAGGATAAGCTCAAGAGCTCAACGGCATTAAACTACAATGTTGATACTGCTTTTCTGTTACCGCATATTAAGGTGGCGCAGGATAAGCACATACAAGCGATTGTGGGGAGTAACCTATACGAGAAGCTAGAGGCTGAGATAAAAGCGGGAACGCTTACGGGCAATTATAAGACCTTAGTAGATGATTATTTGCAGGATGCAATTATCCACTATGCACTAGCGGAGGCTTTGCCGTTTATATCGTTTAAGATTGCTAATGGGAGCGTAACACAAAAGAATAGCGAAACGGGAACGGCAGCCTCTCGTAGTGATGTCGATTACTTAGTGCAGAAAGAGCGAGATACGGCGGAGTTCTACGGGCAAAGGGCGATAGATTATATCATTAACAATACGGGCTTATTTCCTGAGTACTCGAATAATACGGGCGAGGATATTAAGCCAACAAGATGCGCTTATAAAACGGGATTGGTTATATGAGGTACAAACCAAAGAAGAAAAATGTAAAGAAATTAAAAATATATTTAAGCAAATTAAATGAGTACCGAGCAAATAGAGTTAAACACGATAAACTTCGCCGCAATAGGGTTTAGCCTTGCAAATGTCGAAGGCTTCCTTACGATATTGGTACTGGTAACGGCGTTGGCATATAATATAAAAAGGTTATATGGTAAAAATTAAATATTTTACAGAAGAGGAATTTACTTGCGATGGTGTAAACTGTTGGGAGATGATGAGCGCCGAGCTGCTTATTAAACTAGACTTAGCGCGAGCGATTGCGGAAACGCCATTTGTGATAACTAGCTCTTGGCGAAGTATCGAGGCTAACGAGAGAGTGGGAGGAAAAGCGAATAGCGCACATCTTAGAGGTAATGCGGTAGATATTGCTTGTGGCGGTTCTAGTGATAGATTCCTTATAGTAGATGGGCTATTAGCGGCAGGCTTTAGAAGGATAGGGATATCTAAGAGCTTCGTTCATTGTGATACTGACGAACTTCTCCCTGAGCCAGTAATCTGGACTTACTAATTATGAGCGGCTGGGAGTTATCTTTAGGGTTTTATACTGGTATTCTTATCGGTATATGGTCGGACAAGTTCGAGAACGGGCATAAGCATTGTTTTTATTTACCTTTTATTTATTTTGAATTAAACACATATTATGATTGAATTTTTAGCAGAAAACTGGGGCGAGCTTCTTATCGGTGTAATGGCATTTGGTAAGATAGTAGTAAACCTAACACCAACGGAAAAGGATAATAAAGTATTCGGGTGGATTGATGACTTTATTAATTACTTTATTAAAGACAAAACAGATGCCAATTAATCCAATTTGGGCAAAGGGGCTTATCTCTATCATTCCTAAAATGTTTACAGATAACAAAGGGAAGTGGAGTAGCAAGCGAACGGTGAGCGGGGTGCTGGCGGTGGCTTGTGTGGCTCAGATTGAAGCCAACGGCTTAGATACTAACACTATATTGTTAGCATTTATTGCCGTAATACCATTATGCTTCTCCGTATTTGAAAAATAATTTCATATATTAGCACAAAGCTAATTTTACAATATGAAAAAAAATAACAGATTTAGACTTAATCCCCCAGAGATTGAGATGCTCAAGCAATTCAGGGCGCAACCATTAGATAACATTAACGATAACACCGCACTAGATTTACACCTTAAAGAAAGGGGTATTCCTAAGGGCGATGTCGTATCTGTTAAGCATTGGCAAAATATGGGCGGGGAGCTTCGCTTTTCTATCGTTACTAAAGAAGGTGAGGGAATAGATGAAGGGGGCTTATTCGAGCGATTAAATACCTTTATAGAGGGGAACGCTCCAGGCTACCCAAAGCTAAAGCACAAGGCAGGGCGGCATCTATTAGTAATCAATCCCGCAGACATTCATATAGGCAAATATGCCAATGAAGATGAAACGGGCGAGGCTTACGATATTCCTATTGCAGTAACTAGAGTTGTGCAAGGTGTGGAGGGCTTGATTCATAAGGCTAAAGGCTTTGATATTGATAGGGTTCTTTTCTGTATTGGAAACGATGTATTGCATATTGATAATGTATATAACTCCACGACAAAGGGAACGCATCAGGATTGCGATGGTAAGTGGTGGGAGCATTACGAGGTAGCCTTGCAACTATATGTTAAATGTGTTGAGATGCTGCGAGAGATAGCACCAGTAGACTGCGTACACTCTATGAGCAACCACGACTACCAGAGCGGTTTTCATTTAGCCCACGCTTTAAAAGCTTGGTTTAGAAATGCGGAGGATGTCAGCGTAGATGCAGGGGTGAAACATCGCAAATATTACGCTTATGGAAACAACCTTATAGGGCTTGAGCACGGAGACGGGGCGAAGATGGATAATCTACCGCTACTTATGGCTAATGAGAAGCCGCAAGAATGGGCGAATACAAAATACCGATACTGGTATCTTCACCATTTGCACCATAAAGTAAAGCATAAGTGGAGAGATGCTAAGGATTTCATAGGGGTAACGGTTGAATACTTACGCTCTCCGAGTGCAGCAGATTCTTGGCACGATAGGAAGGGCTACAAATCATTAACGGCAGTAGAAGCTTTCGTTCACGATTACGAGCAGGGGCAAGTAGCTCGGCTTACACATTTCTTTTAATATTATTATATATTTTTTAAATAAGTAAATTAATATTATATTGCAGTGCTTGAGTTGGTTCTTGAGTACTTAATTTTATTTGCACTAGGAGGGGAGCTTAACGGTTTCCCTTCTTTTTTTGCTTTATACTTTGCTATTGTGAAAATATTTATTATATTTGCGTGTAACTAAACAACTAAGATTATGAAAGTAGAAGTAAGCACAGAATCGAAAAATACGCTTTATACTCAGGGTGAGTACCCAGTAGGCCATATTACTAGAGTGCTGGAGGATTATGTAAGAAGGGCTGAGTTATTCGATAAGATGTATAAGAATCTAAACGCAAAGATAAGCGAGCTTACGGCGAATGGCGAGGATGCACTTGCTAAGGTATTAATCGAGCAGCTTGAGCTTGTCGGTCAATGGTGGGATGGCTCTTATAGCTATAAAACCAAAGGCGATTTTAAGGCTAAGATGACCAGAGATAGACATTCTTTTTAGGTCTATTCCTTTTTTTATCTGAAAATATTTATTATATTTGCAATGAACAAAAACACTAAGACTATGGAAACTCAAGAATCACTTACCGCTCAAGAGCGAGTACTACTCGACTACTTAGAGGAGGCTTTAATCGAAGCCGAAGCAACAACGCAGCACTTAATAGATACGGGTACTTACTTAAGCTGCAAAGCAGAAACCTCAAAAGTAAAAGTAGCTATTGATGCTGCTATTAGAAACCTTAAAAATAAGCAAGATGGGAGCAATTAAAAGATTACTACTAGGAACAAGACCTCAGCAAGTGGATAGAGAGTTAATGCTAGAGGCACAAATCAACGCACAGTACGATGAATTTTGTAGCTACGTCCACGAGTGGAAATGTGGCAATAGAACGCCAGAGAACACAACGGTAGCAGAGTTTGAATACTTAGGAAAACCAACTAAAGATAACTAAGATGGATGCATCAAAATTAAACGAGCTTTATAAAGCAAACGGCTTAACGGAGAACGATGTCTTCAAGCACAAATTCTACACGATAATATCTAGGGGAGGTATTGATAAGATACAAGCAAATAACTCGATAGATATTAGCTACGAGCTGCTGCATAACTCGCCAGATAACAAGTGTATAATCATTAAGGCAACGGCAACGGTGGGCGAGCAGACTATTCAAACCTTCGGGGAGGCTTCACCAAGCAATACGAATAATAGTTATCCCGTAGCTATGGCTGAAAAAAGGGCGATGAGCAGGGCAGTATTGAAATTAACGGGCTTCTATGAGCTAGGGCATTTTGGCGAAGATGAAGCAGATGAATTTAAAATAAAATAAGATGGGAAAAGGTAGAACGTGGATGGCAGAAACGAAGTTGCAGGAGATAATCTTAAACACCTACACCAGTAAAGAGAGAGCTTGTAAAGCTCTTGGGATTACGCAACCGACATTAAGAAGATTGTTTTTAACTGAGGGTGATTATACCTATACTCAATTAAAGCAGATAAGTAACGATAGCGGTATTCCGCTTATTTATTTAATCAAATCAATTAAACGATGTTTAATCAATCCAATTAAAAAATGAAATTTGAAAAAGAGAAATTAAACGAGCTTTTAGAAGCTTGTGCAGAAGCTAACAAGACGAATGTTAAGTCTATGATTGGCAAGGGGCGCAGAAGATTTAATGTAGAGGCTAGGCAAATGGTTTACTCTATTTTAAGAAATAGCGGTTGGGGCTTTACCGAGATTGGTGAGGCGTTTGATAGAAACCACGGAAGTATTATAAACGGATGTACTAGCCATCGGCAGGATTACGCTACCCTTAACTATTATGAGGAGGCTTACGATGATATTCGGATAAAGATGTCTATTCATACCAACGAGCGAACTATCGTAAAGCGAGAGATAGAACAGAAGATAATAGAAGAAGTTGAGCGGTTGAGAAATGAAAATGCTCGATTGAAAGATAATATTTGCAGGATAAAAGTAAACTCTAATTTATTAACCAAATCATTGAAAGTGTTATGCGTATAATAGGGAAAGTAATTAAGGTTGGAGAGGTTCAAGAGTTCTCTGAGAAGTTTAAAAAAGTCGAGGTTCTTATCGAGCAGCAGGGCGTAAAGTATGACGCTACGATTCCTCTGGAGTTTATTAACGATGCTATTGATAAGCTGCAAGATGTGAGCGAGGGGAAGATATACGATTTTTCTATTAACGTC